TTCTTGTGCAAACTGTTCGGCTTGTTGTTTTTGTTTTTCTCGTTCCAGTACTGGCTGCATCAGACGTGAAAACATCGTAGAGCCAGTATCAACGCCTTTTAAAAAGCTATTTCCTGGCAAATCAGTATTTGGGATATTTAAGGCCATTATTTTTTACCTCCGAAGGGATTCCATCCCCCTCCTCCTAAAGCACTTCCAACTAAACCTGTTCCATACCCTAACAGTTTACCAAACATATCACCTTGAGCATTCTTTTGATTAAATTGAGTTTGGGCTGAGTTTTGGCCTTGAGTCATTGCATTATCGCTTTGTTTTCCTGCCGCATTAGCGCCTGTACCGTAAATATCTTTTCCAATACCAATACCAGCCATGTATTTTTGCATCAAATCATCAAGGTATTTTTGTCTATCACCCGCAACAATTCCGGCTGTTCCTGATTGAATCGCCTGTAAAGCAGGGGATGAACCATTTAATCCCATTTGTTGAGCGGCATTCAAACCACTTTGTGATGCCATCGCTTCATTTTGCTTGGCTATATCGCTTTCTTGATAATTTTTTGACCACTCATCTTGTAAACCACCAGGGTTCAAAAGTTTATCCATAGCATCTTTGTACTTGCCATAGACATCTTGACCATTTTGGTTGTAGGGCTGTAAATTTCCTTGGGCTTGTTGATAGTATTTATCTAGCTGCTCTTGAGCTGCTTTATAGCCCTTCTCTGGATGTAAAAAACTTGATAGCCAGCTCATAACATCTCCTTATGGGTATGAGGTCGTAGTGAACTTGACTAATGACCCACTAATTTTTCCAACATAAACATTATTTGTAGTGTCATAAAGCAAAACACCGTTGTTTAACAAGCTTGGTGTAGCAGTGTTCATAGCTGTGATTTGAGCAGCCGTATAGCCTTGAGCTTGCAATAAATTAAAATACCCCTGAATATCTTGAATATCTTCGTTCAGAACGTTGACGAGAACAGCAAGCCACGTAGCAAATGCCGGTTCAAAGGTATCACTTAGAATCGGGGAAGCATCAATACGGTCTAAGAATACGGTAGACATTAGTTTGCTCCTCCACTTGCACGACGAGTATTGCGTACAGCTCCTAGTATAACTATGGGAGCCGAGCTTACACAAACAAGTTTATAGCAACGATTTCGACTAATTCCGAGTTCATACCAGCGCATACGCCATCGGTAGTGTCCTAATTGACTAAACTCTCGCAAATCAGCAGTAAGGAAAGATACGCCACCATCATCAGAATAATATAATTCAATGTGAGGCTTAAAGAGGGCATTGTAATGATTATCATCAAAAGTAGGTGTATTTCCTCCTTCCGCAATGATGAATTGACTTCCATCTTCTGTGACCATGTACACAGGGCTTGGCGGAANGAGTCCATTGCCCATTTCGTCAATAATGAATGTGGTGTTAAGAAAAGGTGCATTGCTCTTATAGAACGTCTGATCACCAAATACAAAGTCAATTTCGACATAATCATCTATGAATTCCGAATAATCTTCATTATAAATTTGCTGGGTAACCAGTTCATACCGCATTGGATATTTTAAAAAAGCATTTGCGGCTTGCGCGTCCGGCTGCGCAGGATTCCTTAATTCATTATAGTAGATGTTCCCTGCCATCTCGTAAATAGCGGGATCACCTTGGACAATTACCAAATGCTTATTATTAAAATAGACATGCTTTTGAATTCGGCAACGACTGCCATTTAATTCAATAACCCTTCCCCATGTCTTGGTTTCAAAGTTATATTCCAAGGAGTTTGCAAAAGTCGTTGGGTCTAGTAATTCAGTATTATCATAAATCCCTGCCGATACACGATAAAAAATCGTATTTTCATATTGATACAAAAACCCGTCAGTCGTTGCACGTAANAATGGGCTTAATCCNTTGTCATCATCCGACGCATTTTCAAGCAGTACGTTAACCGCTTGAGTGGATATAACAACTGGTTGACCACCATCAGAAGCCATAAAAGTGACAAGCCCACTGGTATTTTTACCGAGCCAGACCATGCGCCCAAAGTCTACAGATAGACTCAAAGGGTCAGCTATTCCATAATCCCAGTTATAAGAGGTATTAATTTTCCACGGAAATTCACGAGTCACACCGGCAACGGTGATTTGAGTGGCAATATTTGCCCAAATATCGGTTGTGAAGTCGGTAAAAATGTATAATTGCGTGTGTAATACTGCATAAGACCTTACAATTCCAGAAGAGCTGAAAAACAGGGCGAATCCAGCTCCTCCGTCTGGAATAGTAAAAATCTTAGCCGGATTAACAGGAGGAGAGCCACCCAAGTTAATCTGAGTAAGATAATTTATCGGGGTTCCCATTTGACTTACGACAAATCGGCCGCCGAAAGCTGCGACATACTGAGGTTTTGTAGGAGCGTTCGTATCAGTGCACACAGTCATTGTGACTGTCGTTCCTGTCTCAGTGATAATGTAAATATTTACGCCATTAGTTAGCAATGCATAAACTGAATCACCCACCGGCAAATAGGCAAACCACAGCTCACCTGTAAGGCCAATAGTTCCAATTGTTTGCGCATTAAATGCACTGTCATAAGCTATAACTTGCGTGCCATCAATCACGTACAAATAATTAATAGTCCGAAATTCATCTCGTGGTTCAGTGTTATAAACCAAACGATTTTCATTCAAATAAGTGATATGTTTTCTACCCATTGCTGGATATAAAGCTTGTTGCTTTTTTCCAGACTCTACTTGAATGCCATACCAGTTTGCACAATCCATAGAACCAAATTGCGTAAAACGTTGGACATCGTAGTAGCAAAATATGGGTAGTTGTTGAATAGGCATTATATCCCCGCCCTGACACGCCATGCGCCATTTAATAGGGATTGCTCATCACCAGTAATGGATAGATTAACTTCACTGGTTGATACCATAATGTCGTAAGCTTCCATGTACATTTGTTCTAGTTTGGGTGTCCAGGCTTCGGTTCGTCCTTTGTACATGCAAATGTCACGCGCACCCGCGAAGAGCAAAAATCGTACAAAATATTGAGGTAAATTCGACATGTCGGAATCTTTGGTATATGCCGAGAGCTGGAATTTTCCTCTACAAAAGAATTCAAAGAACTGGCTAGGTGCAGGATAAAGCCTAATATCAACATATTCTGTGTCGGGAAAAGTGATCGCAAAGCGTGGCAATCCTTGAAGGGGTTCATATTTCCAAGCCGCTAAAAAGTCATCACGAGATTTATCAATTAATGGGTAAGTCACCCCTGATAGAATTAACCAGGCATTATCAAGGTTTGCGAGCCTTCCCTGCTTAATAAAGACAATCCCAGGTATAACAATAGGCTGAATGAATTGAAGCGTTGAGGTTCCAGTGATGGTTGAGACGTTGTTTAGTGTTACCAAATTGCCATCAATAGAATCGATAAAACTTAATGTAGGAATTCCGTTCCCTGTGACTTGTTCGCCAGGGTTATAAAGTGTTCCATCAGCGACAGTGAAAGACGGTGAGTTTAATGTCAGCGTCACAATCTCGCGCATGATGGTATCAGTGGGATAGTTATTATCCACAAAGCGAATGGTATTAATGCCAATATTAATAGGGCAAGTCAGAGTCTTCGCTATCGTTAGCATTTGACCATTGCCCGCATAAGACTGCATGAGCTGATTTAAAACCTGCAAGCAGAGCTTTTCATCATCACCATGTAGAGGCGTTGTAGGATTAGACGCACTTATCAAGCGGTAGACTTGAAAAGCATAGTCTCGGAATGTGTAAGCCATTATCCCTCCGTTTTTTTACGGGGCTTCTTAGGTGTTTCTGCTTCCTCTTTTGTGGCAAACCATTCGTCGCTATGTGTGAATAGGTCAAATTCATCGTATGACTCGGCAATCTTTTGACGACCGTCACTTGCATAAATGAACGCCCTAAATCCTCGACGTGGTACTTGTTTTCCAAGGTAAGGTACTAAATCTTCGGTTTCTTCTACGTGCATCNTTAACCCCTGTTAAAAAAGTGGTTCCCTCACGAATGAAGGAACCAAGCAGCTTTAGGACATAATCATCACAGCAAACTCAGGGTTAATTGCGACCCCGCAAATTACGTCGATACGGTCTAACTGTTCGTAGTTTCTGATGTCCGCACCCAATGAGTAGGTCATAGAAAGTTTGTACAAGTCAGAGTATCGAGTCACAGCCTCAACACCACCGCGCAGTTCTTTGATAGGAGGAGCAGCAAAGACTACGGCTTGTGTGTGGTAAGCCAATGACACGTTATGAGATGCGTACAGCAACATTTGAGCGCCGTTAGGAATAGCAGCACTGATGTTTTGACGCGCACCATCAATAACAATCGTAGGGTTAACAGGGATAGTTGCAGTGTTACCATCGGAAGAGATGACCTGAGCAGTAACAACAAATTGCGCAGGAGCTTCGTAGATGGGTTCGTAGGTCAATGGGTTAACCATGTAGACACCAGCAGCAGGAGCCACTTGAATCACGTCACCTAGATTAAATACTACAGTTCCAGGGGCTTGACCCAATCCAGTCACAGCGATTGTATTGCCACCAACGATAGGGCCATTGGTTACAGTACCAGCGAGCAACATACCAGCAGGAGGAGTACCGCCTAACTGACCAGCACCAGCAATTTGTCGTCTTAAGAAGTTAGTCTTGAAGAAGTCAAAACCTGACAAGTGACCGATGAAACCATCAATCAACGCACCAGTATTTACAGTGTTGTTGAAGACGTTATACAAGTCATTGTTCAAGTTAGCTGATACGCGAGGAGGTACAGCAGCATAACGCTTGCCATCTTCGGGTATACCAAGCTGAGTCATTAAAGCATCAGCGCTTAGAATGGTGTTAAAGTCTACAGGAACGCCAGGAGTACCCACGGATTGATAGACTTGAGTTTGGAACGTGTCAGCAATGAAGTTCTCAACCAAGTTACCAAGACGTTTAGCCCTTGGAGCATTCGCCATTTCTAAATAAGGTTCATCTCGCGCACGGTCGAACGTCAGGTTGAAACCTGTGTATTCAATCATGGTNCGGAATTGTTTAGAAATTGTTAGAGGTCGNATTACCTGTACACGNGCTTCGGCTGTAGCTGTAGCGCCTTCACCAGCAAGGTATCTTTCTTCTAAGCGGTAGTCGATTGTTTGACCAGTAGCGAATCTTAAGTTCTTAAAATCGCCTTCGAGGTTTCTATTAGCAGTTCTAGCAAAGGCTAGAGAGTTCCAGAAGCGTACAAATACGTCATCTAGAACGTACTGGGTTTCGCGAAAAATATTTGGCATTTGCAGTCTCCCTGACCGAACAAATGTTGATTAATTACTCAAGCATCATGCTTAAGTGCCTAACTACATTTGTCCGGCGGGCGACAAAGATACACGCCTAAATTTTTACTGCTTTATAACTCGGCTGACGGAAAGCCTATACACGTCTGTACTGCGATTAAAAACATCTTAGAACGTGATTAACATTCTGTCAAATTCGCTTTTTCGCCTTTTTATTCGCTTTTTCGGCGAATTAGGCGAATAACCGAATGCCTAATTATCTACCTCTTTTCTGGTTCAATTGTTGTTTACGTTTAGCATCAGACTTAGCTATTAAATCTTCAATAGATGGTTCAGTCTTCTTGCCTTTAACCGGTAAACTGCTATCTTCACGGCTTTTGCTTACAGGTCTTGGGGCTTTGGTACTTGGAGCTGCTTTTCTCATACGTTCCTCAAGTCTTCCCATCTCCATGATTTGTGCCGCAGGGTCTTGGATTTGTGATATCCGTGACAATTCTTGCGGATGCCGTTTACTGGCTGCATAAATAAAGGCCGCAGGGTCAGGAAGGCCGCGCAATGCGTAGGTCATTGGGTCTGTGACAGGTTGTGATCCCACAACATCTCTAAAGTCACTAAAGCGATTCATGCCACGGGTAAACTTGTCTTCAAAATCAGCTTGGACTTGTTCATCTCTAGCCTGTTGTTGTTGCTGCGCTTGTTTCTGTCCAATCTTTGAGACGGTTCGCTCAACGAATTTCTCTAGTTGACCTTCCCAAGATTCCTCCGAATCGGGATTATATTCGAATCCTTGCGCCTGTTGGGCAACCTGTTGTTGAGTTGGCTGTTGATTCTTATTATCACCCCGAGCAAGCCTCTCACGAACCGCTTTATTAATGCGTTCGTTAACTTCTTCCTCAGTATATGTTTTAGGAGGCGTCTTAGTGTTTCCATAATCGTCATAATCTTCCTCTCTCTCTTTGGGTTCCTCATCTTGTGGCTCGTCTGGCTCCTCTTGAGGT